ATACCTGATTGAGGTCGAATGCTCTTGCGATACTGCGAAAAGCTAGTGCCTCCAGGTCTTGGGATCTTGAACTCCGGATTGTCGAAGCTCACAGAAACCTTGATCGAGACGCTTGGCTGAGAGCCAGTCTGCGCTTGGAGTTTATTGAAGACCGCAAGGTAGACTTGGCCAAGAGAGTCGTTGGCGAGAAGATCGAGGTAACCTTTGTAGTGCATGAAGTCGATGGTAAGTTCTCCATTTCCACCGACTGCAGGGTCGAGCCAGAGATGTGGGAAAGACACCATTTTGAAAGGATCAAATGGTATTGCGACGGCGTTGGTTCGATTGATTTGACTGGGGACGTAGTACACGAGTACGCGTCCTTGATGAAAGCGAGAAGCGGCGACGGAAAAGTAGAGACGGACGGCGGAACATCTAAAGTATTCGAAACGCTGGAATGGCATGCTGACAATGTCTTGGACGAGCAGGTCCTCGACAATGTCGTAGGTCTCAAGATTGGTGCCTACTGCAGCGGTTAGTGCCCATTCGATTGTCTGGACGACTGTTTCGCGAGCAAGCATGCTCATGAGAGTCCAGCCCTTCTCGTTCAAATGAGATTGGGCTCGTTTGCTTGTGGTGACGGTCTTTTGATGTTCTCGGGTGACGATGTTTGGTGGATCGTGTTCAACAAGGGTAACACCTTGATGAGATATGAGTTCAGGTTGGACAGAGTCGAGTGTGGAAGTTTCAGTACGGGCGGATTCAGTATTCATTTTCGGGCAGGTTCTGACGGCAGGCGTGACTATTGGGTATATTCAATGTCTTGGACGTCAGCTCTTGGGTGAAGTTCAAGAATGTTCAACTTCAGCTGAGGGGCACAGCGAGAGCCTCCAAAATCGTTCTGGAATGGCATGAGCTGGCCGTAGCCTAAGAACTCTCCGACTAAGTCTGAGTAGCGGATGAGGTTGTAGGCTGGTTTGAGTTTAAGGATTCTTTTTCGATACTCCTTAAAAATATCGGGGCCGTGAAAGAAGAGCTCACGTAGAGCTGAATTGCAGTTGTCTTCACAGGCCTTCTCTGGTTCGAAGGTCTTTCGAATCCAGTTTATTGTTTCAACTGCATTGGGGATGGGCATTTGCGGCACATAAAAACCAAATTGCTCACCGATCTTGTTCTTTAAGAAGCTGGTGTCTTTGATTTGTTTGTAGGCAACTTGCTCAGTTCCCTTTTCGGCGGCACCATAGGTGATGTTGCGCGTGGCCAGGTAGGCTCCAACGGTTTCGGCATTATAGTGGTCGATCAGTTCGGGCTTCACAGAGACGACATTGTCATCTCCGTAAATCCTAGTCTTGATCATCCGACGATATGCGTAGATTGAGTTGAGTGGAGCAGGTACCAGGGCGAGAAACGCGATCCTGAGGTACAGTTCGTTGACCATGGTGTTCATGACCACGGTGAGGGGGCTTCCGGTGGCGATGCCCCCCTTGGTATCGTAGACTAGGTTCTCGTAGATGTGCATTGCTTGCGATTCGGACAACATGAAGGTTCGGCGGAGCAAACCAAAGTCGTCGTCATAGTACGCGTTAATGACATCGGCGAGACGTAGAACGAGTTGGGCACTCACGGTGCCATCCCAAGCGCTGTAGTCACCATCAAATCCAATGGGAGAATTGCTAAGCAAGTAGGTTACATGCTTATGCCATTCTAGAGAGGATTTGTTGATTCCGACAGCAGAGAATGAGTTGTTGTGCATCGAGTAGAAGCACGCAACAAAGTCTTTGAAGTACTTGGCGGCGATGAGTGTGGTGAGGAGCGAGCTGGCTGAGAAGATTCTTGCGGTCTTGTATTTCTCTGGTGAGCGTCGTTCGTCTTTGAACAAATCACTATATGGGAGTTCTGGTATGTTGCCTTGCAAGAAGACAGACTCAACCAAAGTGAAGTCGGCGAGCAGGCGTGGGCCTGGTGTGCGGATTATCCCGTTCAGTTCGATGAGGTCACGTTTAGACAGACCTTCAAGGTTGTAGGGGAAACCAGCTGAGGTGGACATGTTGACACCTTCATAGTAGTCCTCTCCATCAATCCCGTTTAGCATCTGGTGCCAGTCGAGAATGCGCTTCGGTCGACGAGGCGCGGCGGCGAGGATGTCCTCGGTGAGCGATTCAACGGCTTGATTGACAAGGTGTTCAGGGAAGTCTCCACAACCACGGTATTTGTTAATACCTTTCTGGTATGGGTCCTCCTCACAACGCTTGTCTCGGCGGTTCAGAATAGCTGGGATTGTTATCGGCTCGGAGATGTGACCATGCAGGGGAGATTTAACAATGTCGCTTTTCGATGGTACGAACAGCGGACTCTTAAGAGCTCCACAGCATTGGGGGGCAACGTAGTGCTTGGCTAGATTTTCGTCAGTTGGCGGGTTCACGTGATTGGTGACGGGCACGCGTGCGGACGTAGACATCTTCGCAAGGGATTCTTCTAATTGAGAGCGGGTGACAAGGAGGCCATAAGCGTCTATGCCATCGTGTCCAGTGTGAATGGCGACGATGCGACCCTGATTATGTGGGTCTAGATCGAATATGGGGGCTCCACAGTATCCACTTTGCGAATTGAGTTTATAAGTGAATCCTCTGTGCTGCAACCACGTTACACCATTATTGTCAGGGTCATACGAAAACTCCGTGAGGTCTTGAACCACAGAGCTGTAGAACCTGTTGAGGGACAGCGTGGCGGGGTCGATGTTCAACGTGACGGTCGGGTGGTTCGTGAGAATGGAGTCGCCGTTCGCAAAATGTTTGGTGATATCGCGATAGTGACGGCATTGGCGTGAGCACTGATAGAGAACGAGATCGCTGTCTCCAGTTCCTATTTGCACCATCCTCTCAGGGTCGAATTTCTCGACGTGTGAGAAGCGTTGACTATGGGAATAGATGGTGAATTGGGAACCTTTAGGGCGATACTGAGCATAGTCGTTCTCCCAGTCCTGTAAAAAGAAGTGACGATTCGTGAGAAAAACATTTCCTCGAACGAAGATCACGTGGGCGTAGACTCGATCGTCCCAGACCATGAGGCGGGTGTTCGCTTCACAGGCGGGGATGAGAGATGCGGCAAGTCCGGATTGGACGGTGACTTTCGGCTGAGCGATGCGTGGCGTCTGATTCTCTCCTGATTGGGGTGAGCAATTGGAGCATTTTGGCGGTTCTTCTTTGGGCATAAGGAAGCGAGCAGCAACCTTAAAGGCGATATAGCCTGCCGTTATTACAGCAAGCATTTCCAGCACTTTGCTGCAGTACCATCCAAAGACACCAACCGTCCCCCAGAACATGTGTTTCACAATACGCGTTCCGAAGGAGGTGGGCGGTTTGTTTCCAAAAGCTTCCTGCAACCACATACTGACACGAGCGAAACGTTTTTCTCCCGCATGTGGTGTCATTGTTGGTGTGGTGGTTGGTTTCGGGAAGACAAACTTGTCAAAACCGGAGGAAAGATCCTCAGTCACCTTGGTGTGCACTTGATAGCGTTGATACACTATTTCCATAGCCTGTGCCATTGTGACACCCCGATGTTCGGGTTTCTTGTTATAGGCGATGGGACCCCAGGAAATGTCGAAAGTGACTCCTTTTGGAAGTCCTCTCTCGTCAAATGGGGGAACGGTACCGACTGGATGCTCAGAGTGCTGAACGATCCGCAGGTGGGGACGACGGTTGATAGCGCCAGACGATGTGAGAGTGGTGGGCGTGAAAGTTTCGGTGTTACTGAGAAGCACCACCATCTTGGGGTCGATCATCATGCCCTTGTTTTCAAGATGGGCCATGTCAACAACGCAGGCTGCAACGGAAATGAGCTTAATAAGCTCTTCGAAATCTTTCTCAGCTCTACTCTGACCAAAGTCATCGTAGAGGACTCCAAAGACGTCCTCGGTGAGGCCGTCCCAAAAATCACTGCTGGGATCGCGAACGAAAAACTTCTTGCGAATTTCTGCGACGCTCTCTCCAGGACAACACTGTGCGAGTAGCATTGGCCAGAGAAGACTTTTGCCACAGCCGGGTTGTCCTGAGATGAGCATACAGAAAGGTTCAGCGGCTCGGTTCGTCTGTTTCGTTGGAAACGCGAGAAGGGTTTTGAAGCGGCGGAGCATGTCAGAAATGGGTCCATCAACTGGGAGGCCTTTATCTCGAATAAACGAGTGGCACTCTGAAATCAAAGCGTCTGCCTTGACTTTATCTGCGATGGCATTGACCTCTTTCTCATGCGATGAAATAGCGGCGGCGAGACAAGCGACCTGGGCTTTGTGGAAGACGTGTTCGGGATCTGCAAGAGCGTGAGCGATGTAGTCTCGACTATTGAAGGAGATGAAGAGTGACCTCAAAAAGTCGGGCAGCATTTCGCAGAATCTTCGCAGCAACCAGCCAACATTCTTAGCAGCACTACAATACGAATTGAATTTCTTCAATGAGTTATCGAAGTGGTGAATGAACATAGACCAATTACCTCCAGCGAGGGTGACAATCTTTTTCCAGATGGAATGGTCTCCAGATTGCGGGCGAGGTTTGGGAGGCAGTGAAGTGCCTGGCAAAAGGTCGGTCCACTTTATGTCGGCGCCCATCTTCGAGCAAACCCAAGCGATGGCTTCATACACCCAACGGAGGATATTACCTCCAGAGCATAGAAAGGCCAAGTGGTTGAGAAAGCGGATGTAGTTCACACCGTTCGTCGGGTGAAACAACATGTCGATGATGTCGAGGCCGAGATCAAAGCAGAGGGTTCCTTGTCGAAGGCGATCTGGCATCTTGTCGAAGATGGAGAGGAAGTCAGCAAAGAACTCAACAGTTTTTGCGCTGAGTTTAGCTTCAATCTTCTTGCCCAGGAGGTCGACATATCCGTTCACAAAATCGGCAATACTCTTCTTGATTTTCGAAAAGTATTTGAAAATGGGATCAAATATGGTGCCTGGACGAAGAAGTTTCTTCAGGTCCTCAGCAACTTTTGCGTCGTGCCTTTCGAGAGCGGCTTTGCGATATACTAGGATGTCTTGTACTGACGCAGTCTCAAGGTCAATACCATTTATATAGTCATGGTAGTCCTTGGAGCCTTTGAAAAAGATCGGCGGCGGTTTGCGCAAATCATACTCTCTCGCCTCTTGTTCGTCAAGGCGCTGGATGATGGCTCGAGTCTCTGGTTTGAGATCGACCTCGGTGAGCAGGGCTGGTGCCTGAATCTGGGATTCGTCCCGAGCCATCCTAAGTGGATAGGGGGCTGGAAGGAAAACAGCTGGGTCGCCTTTGCCAGATTGTGGCTTGACGGTGCGTTCTTCGACGATAGTGCCCAAGGCGGGGAAGTCGGCCATGTTAATGACAGGCGCGGTCTTGGCCTGTCGTTCTCGGCCTCTCAGCTCTCGAAAGAAATCGGAGCGAGTGCTTTCCTTGTGGGCAACGGAGGAATAGAGCGATGATTTCGTCTCAGGAATCTTGGTCACGATCTGTTGAGCGAGGACTTTTTGGAAGTCCAGGCGACCATGGACCACTCCGCAGTCGCAGTACACGAGTGGGGCCTTATTAGGCGCTTGGTACACTGTGTGCAGACAGCGAGTGCATCTGTAGACGGAACAATCACAATCACGGTTCATGACGGCAGTCTCCTTGAAACGACAACGGGGGCAAATTGGTTTGGGTTGAGGGTTGAGAATGCTCAACTTGCCCTTGACTTGGAACGAATTGACGGTCTCGCGATGATGATCGCAGCTTGCAACATAATACATGACAGATCCATCGGGTTTGGCGATGGGTTTGATGCGATTAAAGTGAAAGCCGTGCATGCAATATCGCCCTTTGTTATAGGCGATAAGACGGTCATTGAGAGTCATTCCATTGTTGGGGTGCATACAAGGAGCCACGCGGTGTAGCATGGTGTTGTGACGGAGTCCAAACTCTTTGCGAGCAAGAGCGCACTTCTGCATGTTTTTCTTAGGTGCGTTCGGCATTGTTGAGAAGTTCGGTTTCTCTTGGTTGGGATCGGCAAATTCGATCTTGTGTTCTTTGACGAGCTGTCGCTGTTTTTGTCGCTCGGCAACTTTCAAGTCGTTTGCCTTTTTCCACTCGAGAGTGAAATTGTCGAAAGCATGTTGAGGTCGCTCTCGACGTTTAAAGCTTTTCCCTTTTGCGGCGCGGGGGCGGCTAAGGGGCCCAGCTGAGGGGCTTTCTCCAGGTCCTTCATCATGTTCTTGTGGTTCAGAAGGAGGTTGCCAGTTAGAATCGAGTTTGCCAGCTTGAGGACGAACAGATCGGTGCCACACACATTGGTAAGGCAGATAGACTGGCTCCAGCGAGAGATCCAAATATGGATCTCTGCGGAGAGCTTTGATTGATTGGTATCCTCCGACCGAGTTGTGCTTGATGGCTGCGTTGGCGAGATTCGGAATGAAGTTGGTGAAGTAGAATTTTCGACATTCTTCTTCGGTGTTAACTTTGCAATCAGGGACAGAGGGTGTGTCCCTAGCAAAGTAACCCCAAAGAGAACGGGTCATAGCTTCACCAACGCCCGTTTGAGTCCAGTCGTCAGGGACGGCGACGTTCATTGGAATGACGTAGAGCGGATTAGCGCAGTAAACGAGCACGTGAGTGCTGTGTCCTGGAATCGCATTGCGTTGAACGTGTGTGATAACGGAGCCAAAGTTGTAAAATACAGCAATGAGGTCGTCTTCGAATCGAGAGAGAGTACCAGTGTGGTACTCGCCCCAATCAATATGAACAGCTGGGGGTGTTCCATGAAAGGGGGGGTCGTTTACAAGGTCACGGATGGCCATGATAGAACGAGCGTCTCGATGCGTGAGGCCGTATGAAAGTATTTCACCGGGGGCGAGCATTTCGGAAGTCGTGGGCGAGCGGGTCAGAAGGAAAGTTTTCAAGTCATATAAAATCTGTTCGGGCGAGGTCGAAGTAACGGGCGGGAGAAGTTGCGGGCGGGTCCTTTGTGTTTCCATGTGTGAGAGTCCAAAAACGTTAGCGAGGGTTTCTAAAAATTGGTACGACATATTTGATTTTCGAGGAGCATTGTGTTACCGGCAAAGTCACTTAATACACGATCTGAGATGATGTAAAATGATCCTTCGCGAGAGTTGATGGCCCAGGATTCTTTTTGTTCTTACCAGGAACAATCAGATCATTTCTTAGAAAATAAAAATGAAAATTGAAAGGAAAAGAGTGAATTAAAAGAGGGGTGAAATAGAAAGTATAGCACGTGACATGATATACAGACGATTCGCG